GAGCCGTTGCGGCGGGTAGTGGCTGATGTGGGACACGATGGCGGCCAGGTGGTGGAGAACAGCCGGTATCCCGACGGCCGGCGCGGGTTCACGTTGTGTGAGATCGTGCGGTATCTGGCCGGGCGCGGGTTCATCCTGGGCGTGCCACTTGACCAGACGGTGAGCATTACCGACCCGGCTATTTTGATCGTGCAGGGGCGAAAGTACAAACATGCGGTGCTGTGGACCGGGCTGGACGTGCTGGACCCGAACCCGACAGCGCCGGATAACCGGCAGCCGATGGATTACCAGATTTTGCAATGGTGGCCGGTGGTGAGGGTAATATGAACAAAAACGACAGACTGAAATATATGAGAGTTTCTGAAATAGAGCATGAATACCAACTTGTTATTCAGTTTGACGCATATGGCGTTTCCCAAATGTTTCGGCCAGTTGCTGATGTGCGGGAGGTAATCATCTGCTTAAAACTTATTACAGAGCGGCTAGAGCGGCGCACGCAATGCGTACAAAAATAACCGAAACCGAATTGAAAGCGGCGCGGCAAAAGCTGGGACTGAACCAGATCGAGCTGGCCCGGCGGCTGGCTACTCCGTACCGAACTTATCAGGATTGGGAAGGCGGCCGGCGCAGCATACCGGGTGTGGTTGCTGTGGCGGTGGAGCTGCTGATACAGCGTGATGCAATTGTGATGCAGGCGATCATTGAAAAGATCGACCGTGACCTGGGAGGGTCCAATGTCAGAAAACGCGGAAGCGGTGGCCCGGCTGTTTGAACGTCTGCAGGCAGAATTTACCAACGGCGGGATGATCATTCAGGTGATCGTGCAGGAACTGGGCGACATGCGCGTGACCTTTCCCAGCGTCAAAGACTTGTACCGCATGGAGCGCAACCGCTGCATTGTGGCCGAATTCAACGGCGGCAACCTGGCCGAACTGGGGTTTAAGTATCGGCTGACCCCGCGCCAGGTGCGCAACATTGTGCTAGCCGAAAAATAGTGAAACGCTTTGCCGTATAGTTTCCTCCCTTCCGTTGTATATCCCCCTTGACCATTGGCAACTCCTCGGGAAAACCCGCCGCGTCCGTTCCCCCTCCTGTGCGGGCGCGGCGGGCAGACCTGGGGAAACGGGGGAAACGATGGACCACGCCAGCAGGACAATTTTTTCGACAATCAAGCAGGTGGCCCGGTGACAGGGCAAGAGCTGTGCAAGCATCTTGAAGCGCTGAAGGCGTTGCGCATGCAGTGGGAGGTCTTCGCACAGCAGTGTTACCAATACAGCTGGCCGGTACGTGGCGTCATGTTTGGCCAGGAAGCGTCTCTTTCTCCCGACGAGGTGCAGGCGCAGGCTAAGAACCTGCTGGCGGCGATGATGGATTCCACCGCCACCGACGCCGGCAACATCCTGGCAAGCAGCCTGGTGTCGGGCATGACCCCGGCGGCATCCCGCTGGTTCGGCTGGAAGTCGGTGGAGAAGGACGAGCCGGGCGAGCTGAAAGACTGGCTGGAAGATAAAGCCACGCAGATTCACGCCGAGATCCACGCCAGCAACTACGACCCTATCGGTTTCGAAGCAATGATTGACGTAGTGGCCGCCGGCATGGCCGCCATCTACATCGACGAAGGCACCGACACACCTTTTTCTTTTGAGCTGTGGCCGCTCCATTCCTGCTATTTCGCATCGACCCGCCGCGACGGCACCATTGACACCATTTTTTATTGCTACAGCCTGACCGCGCAGCAGGCGGTGAAGGAGTACGGCGGCCGCGTGTCGGAGGATATCCGCGAGGCGTTTGCCAAAGGTCCGTACAAGCGGTTCCAGTTCTTCCAGGCGATATTCCCCAAGGACGTGGACGGCAACGAGCCGCCGAAAAAAAAGGACGTGCTGCTGCCGTATGCGTCGTATCACGTGGAGCTGAACAAAAAGCGCATTGTGCGCAGCGGCGGGTATTCCACGTTTCCGGTTGCCGTGCCGTGCTGGCTGCGCCTGCCGAACAGCGTCTATGCACAGGGACCGATGGCTAGTTGCCTGGCAGATATCAAGACGTTGAACCGGGGCGAAAAGATCATCCTGGACAATGCCGAATGGCAGATGGCCGGCATGTGGGGCGGGGTGGACGATGGCGTGCTGAATCCGAAAACGGTACGGCTGGGGCCGAAAAAGCTGGTGATGATGAGCAGCAAGGACAGCATGTTCCCGCTCAATCCCCCGGGCGATGTGCGCATTGGTGACGGCCTGATGGACAAGAAGCGCGCTTCGATCCGCCGCATACTGATGGCCGACCAGCTGGAACCGGCGGAAAAAGGGCCGGCCATGACGGCGACGGAGGTGCATTACCGCATCAACCTGCTGCGCCAGTTGCTGGGTCCCATGTTCGGCCGGATTCAAACGTTTCTGCCGACGCTGGTCACGCGCTGTTTTTTTATCCGGCTGAAGCAGGGCAAGCTGGGGCCGCTGCCGCCGGCACTGCGCGAACGCACCGTGCGGCTGCAGTACATTTCTCCGCTGGCCCGGTCACAGCAGCTGGAAGATGTGGCGGCAATGGATCGGCTTGAACAGGATCTGTTGGCGAAGGAAAAATTTGTCCCGGGCGCGGTGGATATTTACGACTGGGACGAGGCCGGGCGGAAAAAAGCGGAATTCCTAGGCGTGCCGCAGGTGCTGGTGTTGGATAAAAACAAGGTGACCGAGATCCGCAAGATAAAAGAAGACCGCGCGGCGCAGGCGGCGCAGGCCAGCGGCAAACCGGCGGGGCAGTCGGGCGGCGGGATGGCGGGCATGGGTGACATGTCGGCGGCGATGGGGGCTTGATGTACCAGTACCCGAACATACCCACCGATGTGAACAATCAGAAGCTGGCCGGCGCAGCTGTGTTTAATCCGAAAAGTGGGTTATGGGAACCGGCGCCATACGACCCGCTGGTGCATTACAAAAGGGCCAACGGCGATTCGTCCGGAGACCCGGCATATCACGGTTTCACCGCTGCCGATGGCTCGTGGTTTATTATGAAAATGAACCTGGTTGATGAAAACGAACGATTTGCCAGGGGAATGGCGGACTTCCCGACGGCATGGGCCAATCGGGCCAGCCTTGGTTATAACTATTTTCACGTGGTGTTTTGATGGAAGAAAGCCGAATTATCAAAGTTGATATTCGCCAGGGGGATATCGAACATACCGTGTCACTAGCCGATTTTGTTGAAAAGCTGGTGGCCGAACTGCGGCCAGTAACGTTTCGTTCACGAGTGTTTAGTACAAAAGGGGTGCCTGACCCGCAGGAAATGGAGCGGGAGCAGCGCAGCGCGATTGATCGGGTTATTCAGAGGATTCGAGATGATAAGGATGCTAGGCACGTAGAGTAAACGGGGAGGCAATATAATGCAACTATCTATAGCAGTGCGCAACGCACGACTTGATGCAGTTGAAACAACTATCGGAGCAAATGCCATACTTGAAATCAGAACCGGTGCAGCCCCGGCGAACTGTGCGGCAGCTAATTCAGGGACCGTGCTTGTAACAATAACGCTTCCGGCTGATTGGATGGCGGCAGCAGATAACGGGTCGAAGGCAAAATCGGGCACATGGAGCGATGCCAGCGCTGACGCCACCGGGACTGCGGCACATTATCGCATATTTGCTTCGGATGGTACTACCTGTCACAAGCAGGGGACAGTAACCGTCACCGGCGGCGGTGGTGATTTGACTCTTGATAATACGTCTATTGCTGCGGGGCAAGCCGTGACAATCACAGGATTTGCCTGGACAGACGGCAACGCATAGGAGAAACGTCTATGAAGCGATATTATCTTGCAGAAATAGAAGAGTATGAATGGGAGCCTGGAGCAATTGGCTATAGGTGTCGTGCTTCCGCGTATCCTGGGTTACTGTTTGATGGTGGTGAGATACTTACAGACCCTGTGACAGGTAAGCCGACTAATCGCTTTGCTCTTGTGTTGGTTAAGGCGAAAGATCATGCGTTGTTAATCAATGATCCAAAGATGAACCCTTTACCCATGGTTGATCTAGACGTGAAGATGTCTAGTGTCCACACACCAACTAAGAACGCTTTGATTGCAACCCTTAAAAGACTCGGATTAGCTACGGAATTTATCAGCAATACTGATGGGTACAGGGAAGTGATTAGGGCGTTAGGGCGTGTCAATAATCCTGATTTTGATGAAAACAAATTTGATGTAAACGAGTAAGCCTATGGCGTTTGTTTACGATACTTTTACAGATATAGACAGTACGGCGCTGGAAGACCATATCGGAGAGACTGGTGCAGTATGGTCAAAGCATGGAAGCTATGGCACCGGAGTATCTTTAATAACGGCACAACGGTGCCGCGTTTCTAGTGCAGCATCCTGCTTTTATGCTGCAGGCTCCCCTGCTTCACCAGACTATACTGTTGAGACACCAGTGTATGTGGCTAGTAATTCAACCAATGCCGCAAATGGGGTGGCGGCTCGTATTAATACCACCGCAAATACTATGTATTTTGCAAGGTATATATACACATCCGGGTGGCAATTATTTAAGATAGTAAACGGTTCAGCAACACAACTAGGTTCTTCTGTATCGCAAACACTTACAGTCGGAAGCACTTATGTTCTCAAGTTAAGTCTTATTGGTACAGCTATTGTTGTAAGCGTAGACGATGTACAAGTTATTAGCGTAACTGATTCAGCCATAACGGATGCAGGGAAAATAGGATTTAGGGCCGTCGTTGGCTCAGCCACAACTGGGTATCACTTAGACAGCATAATCGGTGCTGATCCTTCTGCCGTTTCAGTGGATGGTGAGATGACGTTAACTCTTGAACCAATGGTCCAAGAGTTAACGGGTATAGTGTTAGTATCAGGGGTGTCTAACCAGCTGTTTGACAATATGCTGGTTGAATTTTATGGCAACGTGTTGATAGCCGGTATTCAAGATGTAGCATTTGCAGCCATGACGCAAGTAGCTACCGGCGGTAATATCGCTCCTTTGGATCGGACGAAATTGAAAACAATATTCAACCCATTTTCCCAAAAGTTTGATTACATTTACGTAAAATAGGTATTTTATGCCAGTCCCAAACGAAACCTACAACCGCATATTCCAGACAGACCCGGACGGCCAGACGATCCTTACTGAACTGGCCGGCCGTTACGTGCTCGCACCTTTGGTGGTGCCGGGCGATATACATGCAACGCTGGCCAACGCCGCCCGGCACGACCTGGTGCTGGAAATCATGGAGAAGGCCGGCCAATAACGGAGGAAAAACATGGACAACCGCACCACGTATAAAAAGGAATACGTCCCCGGGCAGGGACACGTCGTTACCACCGTTCCCCACGCCGGGACTATGCCCGGCCCTGTTCAGGTCGTGCCGGCAGTTCAGCAGGTAAATGGTTCTGTCAAACCGGAGCATTTCCCGACTGACGCCTTGATGCAGATTCTGGACGCGCAGGGACTGGCCTATATAAGCAAGGCCGAACTGCAGCAGCTGCGCGAGAAAGCGGCCATTGCCGACGGTGAAGCGTCCGACGAGGCAAGCGGCGACGGCATGACTACCGTCAGCATAGCCGGGCTCAGCATTGAGAAGGCAACCGAGATTATCATGCAGGTCGACAGCCTGGACGCGCTGACGCAGCTGATGAAGGACGAGGACCGCAGAGCGCTGTTAAAGGCTGGCGAAGCACGGGCCGAGCAGCTGAAAAGCCTGGAAGGGGGTAAGTGATTGATGAAATCGGATAACGCGCAAGCGCCCGACATGCGGTTTTTGATGATATGCGACCCGCTGGCCAGGGAAGGCGACGGCGATCAGGGCGGCGACGGTGGCGACCAGGGTAGCGATGGCGACCAGGGGCAAGGCGACGGCGGCAGCCTGCTGCAGAATCGCGGCGGCAATGCCGACGACCAGGGCGGGCAGAATAACGACGGCGACCAGGGTGGCGCGTTCGTTATTCCGGACAAGTTCCTGGTAAAAAACGCGGCCGGCGAGATCGATCACAAGGGCACCCTTGAAAAGCTGGGGCAGTCGTACACGCACCTGGAAAAACGGCTGGGAGCCGGCGAAGCGCCACCGGAAACGCCGGACAAGTACAAGCTGGACAAATACCTGCCGGACGGGTACGACGAAAAACCCGAAGCCATGAAGCCGATTATTGAGCGGTTTCACAAGGCAGGGCTGAACAACAAGCAGCTGCAGGAAGTTATGAACGTGTTTGGCGAGCAACTGGCCAACGGGCTGGCCCAGGAAAAGGCGGACATGACCGCCGCCATGGGCACCCTCAAGCAAGCATGGAAAGGCGCCGAGTACGACAAGAACATGGAACGCGCCAATGTGGCGTTGAATACGCTGGCCGCACCCGAAGAAGTGAAGGCGATCACCGGCGACCCGAAACTGATGAACAACCCGAACCTCATACGGCTGCTGGCCGCCATGGGGCGCGAACTGGAAGACGATCACAGCGCCCGGGACAGCATCGACGCGGCCGAAATCGACAGCCTGGACGAGCTGTACACGTCCGAAGCGTACACCAACGCCAAGCATAAGGATCATGACCGCGTAGTGACAAAGATGCAGGCCGCGTTTGCACGCGGCTACAAACCGCCGAAGTTGCGGAACTAGGAGCGGATAAGGCACGACCCCCGCACAATCGAAGACAGCAGTACAGGCCCGCCATGGCGGCGGACAACCTGGGAACCGGTAGCAGCAGTAACACACACCATACCCAAAAGGAGAACCGCCGCCATGAAACGACTCATCGTGTTTCTCACCATTGCGGACCTTGGCGCCCGCGACGACAGCACCATTCCCAACCACTTTGTAACCCAGTTCGACAGTGATGTGCAGCTGGTCATGCAGCAGACCAAAAGCCGCCTTGAAGACACCGTAACCCCTCACCCCGGCATCGTCGGCAGCAGCAAGGCCGTTGACCGCATGGGCGAAGTCGAGCCGGAAGAAATGACCGAACGGCACGGCGACACCCGCATTACCGAGGCTGACCACCAGCGGCGCTACATCGACCTGCGCGATTACAATGTGGCGCTCTTGCTCGACAAGGCCGACGAGTGGAAAATCCTGGCCGATCCGACCAACAAGTATACCCAGGGCAGCGTTGCCGGCATGAACCGCAAGAAAGACAAGGTCATCATTGCCGCGCTGTTCGGCAACGCCCGCAACGTGGCTAACGCCCTGGTAGCACTGCCGGCCGAACAGAAGGTGCTGGCCAATAACGAGCCGATCACCATGGCAAAGCTGCGCGCCGCCATTGAGATCCACAACGCCAACGAGATGGACAGCCCCGAAGAAGGGGGCGAGCGCACCTTCGTGTTCAACTCCACCGTGCTGACCACCCTCATGGCCGAACCGCAGATCACCAGCGCCGATTATAACACGCTGCAGGCGCTCATGGATTTTAAGGTCGATTTCTTTATGGGCATGAAATGGAAGCGCGTTGAATTCCTACCGAAGACCGCCGCCGGCGTCCGTTCCTGCGCCATTTACGGCAAGAGCTACATCGGCTTCGGCACCGGCGCCCAGGTTAAAAACCGCCTGTCGGAGCGCGCCGACAAGAACCACGCGAAACAGACCTACACCGAAATGTCCATCGGCGCCGTACGCATCGAGGACAAGGGCGTGGTTGAGATCCAGTGCCAGGAGTAACGGCCGGGACTCGGGATTCGTGAATCGGGATTCGGTAACCCCAAACCTTTAAAGGAGCATTTACCATGAAACGTTTATTTCTCACCATTGCCGACCTTGGCGCCCGCGCCGATGTGTACGGCACGCTGGCCACGGCCAACAACACCAACCCGCCGCAAAAGATTGACAGCCTGAACATGGGCACGAAAATCCGCTACCTGAACGAGGTCTACACCCAGGGCGCGGCAGACGGCAACGTGGGGGACGTTATTAACCTGCCGCCGCTGCCGGTGGGGGCCAAGGTTATCGGACACCTGTCTACCTGCACATTCAGCGCCGGCAATGCCAATGCCACTCTTGCCATTGGCAAGACCGGCGCGGCTACCGCGCTCAAGACGGCAACGGCCATAGCCGATGCGGGCACGTTCATCATGATCAACCCGGCAGCCGGCGTTGACGATGTGACCATCGGGGCCGACGAGCGGCTGATTGCCACCAACGCCACGGCAGCCATCAAGGCCGGCCAGGTGATCCGCTTCCGTATCGCCTACGTGGAACGGTCCTAAGTCGGGATTCGGGACTCGGGAACCGGGATTCGTAAAGGCTTTAACCCCGGCGGCATAAAACCGCCGGGTTATTTTGAGACAAGGAGCACACGCCATGAAATATGCACTTCGCTTTTCCGTGACGTTTTTGATGATCATCGCCCTGTTGTGGGCGCCGGCGCTGGTGCTGGCCGCCAGCGTTACCGCGCCGATCACCTACAATTACCCGGCCCAGGACTGTAGACCGCAAACGGTAACCGCTGTTGCGCTGGCTGCAAAAACCGGCGCCTATGACCTGACTACTACCGGCACGGCACGGTATCTGTTTTCCGTGTTGAACTCAAGCGATGCCGCCGCCAATGTCAACGTGACGTTTAATGACTACACATCGGCCGCTAGCCGGTTACGCATTTCAAACGGCACCTTCGTGCCGAACGGCAACACCATCAGGTTCCGCAACCAGTCAACCGCCGCCGGCATTCCCAACGTAGCCAAAACCCTGTATCTGCTTAAATGCCACTAACCGCCAGGGGGGAGTGATCCCCCCTGCAGTGAGGCCGTCATGTTCACCAAGCTGGAAATCGTCAACAATGCGTTTGTAGAGCTGGGAACAGCGCCCATAGACGACCTGGACGAAGGAACCGACCAGGCCAGGGCGGCGCGTGCCGTCTGGAAGCTGTCCCTGACTGCCACCCTGCGTGCGCACCCGTGGAATTTTGCGGTGAAGCGGGTCAAACTGTCGCCTACCACGACCGCGCCGGCGTTCGGGTTTACCTACGCCTACAACAAGCCGGCCGACTGCCTGCGCGTGCTTTCGGTGAACGTCCGCGATTATCACTTGGAAGGCAAGCAGATCGTCTGCAATGACGCTAGCCTGCAGCTGCGTTATATCGCCCTGGTAGAAGACCCGACGTTTTTCGACGCCTGTTTTGCGCAGACCCTGGCGGCCAACATTGCCAGCAAGCTGGCCTACCCATTGACGCAGAGCACCAGCCAGCAACAGGCCATGTGGCAGATGTTCGTCGATTTTCTGCGCCAGGCCAAAAGCATCGACGCCCAGGAAGAACCGACCGAAGACTTTTTTGAAGAAGGCAGCATGGTGTCCGCGAGGTACGTATGAAATTCCGCACCATGCAAAGCGTGCTCAATGCCGGGGAGCTGGCGCCGAAACTGCGCGGCCGGTCCGATATTCCCCGCTATCAGCACGGACTGGAAAAAGGCCGCAACGCCATCTGCATGGTAACCGGCGGCACGTTCCGGCGTGGCGGCACGCGCAAGGTAGCTATCGGCAGCGGCGACAACGTGCGCCTGATACCGTTCGTGTTGTCGCTGGCCGGCGTTCAGGTGGGGTACATGCTGGAATTCGGCAACCTACTGGTGCGCTTCTGTGTCAACAATGTTCAGGTTATGAACGGTGCAAACCCGGTGCAGGTGGCGACCCCCTACACGGCCGCCCAGCTCGCCGAACTGTCCTATGAACAGTACGACAACATGCTGTTTTTGTACCACGGCAGCCACCAGCCGCGCCGGCTGACCCGCACCAATGACCAGGCCTGGACCCTGGAAGAAGTACCATTCGCGGCGTACCCGTACATGCGGCCGCCCAATACCGCCGGCATCGAGATAACACCGTCGGCCACCACCGGCGACATTACCCTGACCGCCAGCGCCGCGTATTTCGTCGCCGCGCATGTCGGGCTGACGTTACAGGTTAACGGCGGCCTGGTGGAGATAACTGCAGTCACCGACGCCACGCACGCTGCCGGCACCGTTACCAGGGGCATCGTACCGGTAGACGGCATCAACACCATTGCCAACGCCATCACCGTCACGTACACGCCGGCCGATCCGCCGGGCACCGATCCGGTAACGTTCGGCATTGCCACCCTGGCAAACTTCACAGCCAGCACCATGACCGTCACGCCCGACGACCCGCTGCCGGCCGGCATGGAGGTTACTGTTGCCACCACCGTCAACAAGCTGACCGGCACCGAACCGGACGCGGCCTGGAAAGAGATAGCCTGGTCCGATTATCGCGGCTGGCCGCGCACCGGCACGTTCCATGAGCAGCGCATGGTGCTGGCCGGCAGCGCCACCTATCCGGTCACCGTGTGGGGCAGCAAAACGGCCGAGATTTACGACTTCACCGGCGGCACTACCGACAACGACGCGTACACCTTCACGCCGGCCGTGGCCACCACGCCGATTACCCAGATAGTCGCCACCGACGACATGCTGGTGCCGATGACATTCAATCGCATCATCACCATAAGCGGCGGCACCGACAAGTCGATAACGCCAACCACGCCCAAGATCAAGCGCCGCACGAACCACGGCTGTGCCGCCGGCGTGCGTCCTGTGGAGATTGCCGGGGAAATATTTTTCACGCCGCCGTCGTGCCGCAAGCTGCGCGCCTGGTCATACCGTGCCGACGTTGACCGCTTCGTAGCGCCTGACCTGGCCGTGTTGGCCGATCATCTGCTGTTGGGTGGCGACGGTGTTAAAGAAATGGCGTATGCGGAAGAACCGGAACCGGTGTTGTGGACCGTGACGCGGGGCGGCCACCTGTTGACGCTGACCTACGACAGCGACCAGGACGTAAAGGGGTTTAGCCGGCAGTCCACCGACGATGCAGCCACTGTATATCTGAGCGTCGCCAAGATGCCCGACGCCCAGGGAGTGGACCAGGTATGGCAGGCAGCCAAGCGCAAGATAGCCGGCGCCTGGCAGACCTTTATCGAGTATTACGATTTTACCCTGGCGGCAGACGACACCATACTGCGGCAAACCGATTGCCACACGGTGGGTACCGATGCCGCCGGCAAAACCGAATGGACCGTTGATTATCCAGACGGAACTATCGTTGATATCGTGGCCGACGGCTATGTGTCGCCGCCGCAGGTGGTGGCCGGCGGCAAAGTTACCCTGTGTTACCCGGCCCATGCCGTCGAAATCGGGCTGCATTACCGCACCACCATCAAGGATCTGCCGCCGGAGCTGGCCAACGAACGGCAGACCATTCAGGGCGCTGCCACCAATGTGGCAAAGATCCGCGTGCGCCTGCTCAATTCCAAAGGTGCCAAGGTCAACGAAGAGCAGATACCGTTCCGCACTTTCGGGCCGGACGTGCTCACCTTGCCGGTGGAGCAGTTCACCGGCGACAAGGAAGTGCAGAACCTGAAACGAGGCAACGACCCCGAAGCCGGGCAGGTGACCATCATTCAGGACGAGCCGCTGCCGCTGACGGTCCTGGCGATCATCAAGGAGATATCGATAAATGGTTAGGCCGGCATCGTACGAAGATATTCCCCGGCTGGTATGCCTGGGGAAAGAGTTTCTAGGCGCCACCATGCTGGCGCCGGTCATCGGCTATAACCCCGAATCGATCCGCCGCCTGCTTATGGCGTACCTGGAAGACGAGGAATGCGCGGTATTCGTACTGATGAAAGACGACCTGCTGGTTGGCGTCATTGGTGGCGCCATCGTGCCGGCCTACTGGAACGAGCAAGCGCGCATCTGCCAGCAGTTTTTTTACTACGTTGACCCGGCGCATCGCTCGTTCGGCGCGGTGGCCTTGTTCAACACCTTCGAAAAGTGGGGCATTGAGCGCCGCGCCGAGTGCATATTTTCCGGGGCAAAGCTGGGGGAACGGTTCGAAGGGATGCACCGCCTGCTGACCCGCAAGCAGTACGAACCGCTGGAAGTCGTGTACATGAAGGAGGTGAAATAATGCCCGCCGCGACTGCAATAATTGCACTTGTTTCAACTGCAGCCAGCACCGCCTATACAGCCTATGTCGCCAACGACAACGCCATCGACGCCAAGCACGCCGCCGGCCGGCAGGCCGACCGGGAAAACGCGGCGGCAACCGAAGAGGCTAACGCGATCCGCGAGAAGGCCCGCCGGCTGAAAGGGCAGCAGGTTGCCGAATTGGCAGCAGCCGGCGTCAAGCTCGACGGCAGCGGCGGCAGCGCCGACACGATACTGGAAGAAACCGACCGGTTGAGCGAACAGGACGCCATGGCCGCACTCAGGGAAGGGCGCGAGCGGGCCGCCATCGTCCGCGACCAGGGTAATCTCACCGCCGGCAATTACCGCAGCCGCGCCGTTGCGGAATCGCTTAACGGTGTGTCCAGCATGATCGGGCAGGTTAACAGCTACCGCAGTGCCACCGCCGGCACCCGGTTCGCCAACCAGATCGACCAGGACAGCGCATCACAGAGTTTCGCCCGACGCAATGCGCCGCGGTATTCCCTGCTGGGTAGCGGTACCGGCCAGCAACGGGGGCTGAACTGATGCACATGCCGGCCGAATTATGGGACTTTCTTAAACTGGCGTTCGGTATCTATCTGGCGTATTCGTTGAACCGTTTCAATAGCGGCCAGCGCGATCAGGCTAAGATCAATAAAGACCTATACGAAAAGCACAATGAGCTGAATCAAGAATTTCACGAATTACGGGGCGAGCACCGGAACCGCATCAACTCGGGGAAATGCCAATGAAGATAGCTGACGCATATTTTGACGGCGGGTTCGGGCGACGCATTGCCGCGCCCCAGGGCGTCGTCATGCCGGACAACAGCGGCGCCGAAGCCATCGGCAACGCCGGGCAGCGGCTGGCCGGGTCTATTCAGGGCGTTTCCGACCAGTTGCTGGAAGAACAAGGCCGGCTTGACATGTACCGGACGCAGCAGAATATTTCCGAACGGGACCGGCTGGCGCGTGAAGAG